AAACTTGTTAGAAGTTGTAATATACAAACCAACTTTAACACCTGGTTGATCAGAAACTTTTGTAGGGTCTTCAACAAACACTCTATCTTCTACAAGAGCATCAACTTCAAAGAATCTTTCAGGCCCTATAACTAAAAAATCTTGTGGATTTGGTATTGTTGAATACTGAGTACCTTGTTTTAATAAAACACTTGAAATGCCTAAAACATTTTTTTCAGGAAGGAATAACTCTAAATATGGTTTTACATCATTAGGGGTTATTACTCTTTTGTAAACTTTTGTAATCCCGTTTACAACAACTTCTCTTTTTAGGATCGTATAATTTATAAGTTTTCCACTTGAATCAAAATTTGGTATTTTAACCCTATTTGGTGATCCTTCAGCATTTACTGGCGATTGAAAATCTATGTCATAAACAGTTTCAAAAGGTTGTCCCGCCCCACTAACTTGGGATCCTCTTCTTAATATACCACAATATCTTAAATCTTCTCTGTCTCCAAAAGCGGGAACTGTTATTGAAAAGTCAACTAACGCTACTGAAGGTCTTTGCCCCGGTACTTTTAAACCATAGGTTCTTGCAATATTGTAAATTGAATTTTTTTGTTGTGCAAATTGTAAAACTGTTTCTTGAATACTTCTATCTATCTGATAATTTAAGTTATCAGTTACGGCAGCGTTCAAATCTAACATTACGGAAAAAATACCCGCATCGTTAAAATTTTGCACTAAATCGGGATAATAGGTTCTAGTAAAATTTATAAGTTCTGTCCTAACCCCTTGAAAATCCCTTGCGGTATAGGAAATCTTTTTTTCTGCCATATAAAATTAAATATTTAGAATTATAAAATCTTGAGATTCAAAAGCTGAGTCGGTAATTCTATAGTCTATTTTTATTCTTGCCGTGTGTTCTAAAGTTGCAATATTTGTAACTTTAAATTCTCTTTCACCGTATTCGTTTACGGTAAATCCTTTATCTTCCAATCCTGCTGATGCCGGTTCAACTGTCACATTTGTAACTTGTAAATTTGGCATATATGTTTTAACGGTATCTCTAATTTCTGATTCAATATCTGAAAATGTCGGACCATCTAATGGTTCAAATATATATTCATATAATCTTGTCCCAAAATCAGGTAGAAAATATCGACTTCCCTTTCTTGTTAACAATAAATGAACCAAGTTTGTTCTAGTCTCACCTTCTGTTGTTTCAGTAACATCAAGATACCTCCCCGTAAAAGAATCTACAAAAGGAAAAGAAATCCCATAAGTTATACCATTTGCCATATGACATAAATATATGTTATCGTTTTTTTAAGTAAAAACTATAAAAATATGTCAAAAAAAAATCCCAACTTAATGTTGAGATTTTAATACTTTATTACCTTTAATTTTTGGTGGATAAAAAGCACAATGTAAACATCCACTACCACAACAACTTCCTCTAAGTTTATGATATTCTTCAGTCATAACCATTTTACCTTCACTATTATAGTAAAAATGATTTGGTTGGAGTTTAGATCCGAATTCTCTAATATATAATTGTTGAACCCAGTCTTTTGATGCGTTTACAGTCATAAATTACACAATTTCACATGCTCCACCAGCACAAGCCGCTTCACCTCTAAGGTCTGTATTATCTTGTAACTCAATTACTTTTGTAAGATCAACATCCGATAATGTTTTAACTAATCTTTCATATTCTTCCTTTGTACAATCGGAAAACGGAGCCTGGGTATAAGAACCACCATTATATGGTAATACCGATAGTCCGTTATAGAAATCTCTATTATTCCACATCCAATCACCAACTAAATCCCACTCATCTTCTTTAATAGAAATGGTCGCAGATACATTGTGCGTATTCTGTCCGTTTCTATGTCCTGGTTTAATCCATTCTTGAGACACTTTTTTAACTCTTTCTAACATTTGAAATACAGACTCATGTCTTATGATTGCACCTTCTGGTGCTTTTTGTGGTATACCAATAACCGCAGTGTCGTGAGGACGGAAAAACTCATCTTCAATCAACTCAGGGTGATTATTCACCAAATAAGAATATATTGATTCATTCTTGCCTACACGGATTCTTCTTAGATAATAATCATTATGCCAAGCGTGGATTCCTGACGATGTTCCCAACACTAACGATGAGGTACCTGATGGTTTAACCGTTGTTGTTCTTGCTGATTTATTAATTCCAATCATCTGAGCAACTCTTTCATTTTCTTCTTTAACCATCTTAGCCGCTCTTTTCATATCATAACCCAAAACAACACCCGAACCAATACCTGTCATTCCAACACCAATAAGTGCGTCTTTTTCAGTTGTTCGTTTCCAAATGTCTCTTAGATAATGGAAATCAGTGTATCCCGCTTGTAATGTACCAATGAATGACGCCGCTTTAACTCTTGCGTCAAAATCTTCTTGTGATTCAATATCTGAAGCATTAACCTCACACAGGTTACAAAATTGGAATGGTCTAAGTGCAATTTCACAACAAGGGTTTGTTCCCCAATCTTTGTCGTTTGACAAATAGATACCCGGTTCTCCTGCTCCTGATAATTCAATTCTTTTCCAAAGACCTGTAAAGAATTCTTTAGTAATTTTGTGACGAAGAAGTACTGCCGAGTTATTAGCTCTACCTCTTTGTGCGTTTTGTTCCCACCAACTACCAGATTTACAAGAAATCATTTCTTCATCGTCAGCCGAGAATAATGAGATAAGTGCCGCTCTTCTAATACCTCCTGCCAATACCGCATCTGCAATATGACATACAATATCGTGAGTTTCAATTGGTGTTAATTTTTCACCATCTTTTTTGTTATCCAAAACTTTTGTAATATTATGAATACAATCTTTCAATGGTTGTGGTCCTGGCGCCTTTCCTCCCGATGTAACAAGCATTGCCCCCTTTTGTCTAATATCTGAAAAATCAAATATAGGTGTTGACGATTTGTACCCTAAATAAGATTCCATTAATACTTTAATAGCATCTGCCCATCCTTCAATAGAGTCACCAATTAGGTATCGTCTTGTTCTTTCTTTGTTTGGTTTTTTAAGGTCGGGTAATTTTTCAACATGATGTTTTTGAACTGAATACCCAACTCCTGTTCCTCCTAAAAGTAAAAACATTGTTTCAGAAAAAGAGTCAACATGGTCAATTGGCATATAAGCACAGTTGTAAACCCTGTTTGGTGAAATTTCAATTGATTTACCACCAAACTGTAAAGATCTCATTGACGGTAATACTTTTTTATCATATACCATTTTATATACCTCTTCGATTTCACTTGTAATTTTAGGGTATTTTTTTTGGTGCATTTCTTTGTTACGAGTAACCAACTCTTCCCAAGTTTCTCTCCTATTTTTTTGGGGTTGGAACTTGGCATACTTCATAAAGACAGTAATGTCACTTAATATTTTTTGCGAAATATTCATTTTATTTAAATTTATTTGTTAATTGTTTTGTGTTTGTCTTTCTTTTCTTTTTTCTAAAAGTTCTTTAACTCTTAGTCTTTGTCTTTCTTCTTTCTGTTCCTCAATACCAAGAAAGGTCATTGAGCTTTCAGTATCAATATCAATCATTGCATTATCAAACTTACAGTTTTCAAACACAACGCCATCGTCTCCGATTCTTGATTTTGTAATTGCTATTGTTGCCAACTTTAACTCTTTTTGTTGTAGAGTCTTGGCTACAGTTATAATAACATGTCCCACTTGTGCCTTCTTAATTGATCCACCCATTTGATCTGTTGTCACTACTTCGGACGATATTGAAGCTCTGTTACCTTGTGTTGCAGTCCAACCTACAAGATTCATTTCGTGACACATAGCTTCAAATGCTCTCATTACCGAACCTTCACTTTTCCATTCATCCCCTAAATGTTTGTCAGGTACTACACAATCAATATAATCCAATAATACCATATCAATCTTAGTACCATCCGCAACCATTTTTCTAATTTGGTTCTTAATTTGTAACATAGTTACAGTATCTGATGGTAATTTTTTTAAAATTAATTTGTTTGTCATTGTTTCCTCAACTTCTTTAACTTTTAAGATAACTTCTTCTCTTTTTTCTGATAAATCATCAGGATGTATTTTTGTCCATAATGTGTAGTGTTTTCTTTGAATTACCTTTTGGTTATCCTCAAAAAATATTTGTAATACATTATTTCCCATATTAAATGCGTGATTTGCAATCTTAGTTAAAATAGTAGACTTACCTACACCTGTTGGTGCTAAAATAACCCCAATTTCACCTCTTGCTAAACCACCTTTTAATAGTCTGTCAATACCTGGTATTCCCATTGGGATTGGGTGTCTATAATCATCTTCTAACACTTGATCAATATTAGAAAATACATTTAATATACTTGTGTCTTTTGCCCCAACTTGTAAAGCTCCTCTAACCAATTCTTCAAGAGTGTCATAATTTTCAAATTCACCACCATCGATGATTTTTTGAGCCTTACCCATCACTTTTTGTAACTCTTGTTGTTTACAAAATTTTAACGCCTTTTCCTGAACAAAAGTTACACCATCTATAGGTGAGTCCTTAATTTTCTTAATTGTATCCAAAACTATTTTGGATGCAATCTCTTGTTGTAGTTCAGATTTTGTAATCTGTTCTAATGTTTCAAAGGATGGTGTGTGATCGTATTTAATATAATACTCTTTAACCATTTGAATAATTATTTTAAAGTACTTATTTTCAAAATAATTATTTTCAATAACATCAAGAATTGAGTGTGAAAAGTCTTTATCTATAATAATTTGATTTAACAAT